GCATGTAATTTAGTGTAATTTCTTGTCTTTCGGTAAGTGTAATATCCATGAATAAAGTTAAAACAAAGATTAAGAAGGTAGATAAATATACAACTGGTCTTATTAATGAAGGAACTAAACCGCCCATGTTATCGGCTTTTAACCGCTCTGTTAACTCGCTTTGTTTGCATCCTATCTTATCAACTCCTTTACTACCTAAATCGGCAACCTTACCAATTGTTTCTGCTATTTTGCTTTTGAATAATGCCATATCTTAAATATTAAATCTATATACTTTTGGATTACTTGGCTCGTAATTAGAATCCTGATGCACCCATGTTATAGGCTTACCGTTGCTTTTTTTCCATTCTAATCTAATGTGATAAGGTATTTTTTTACTGTTTTTAACTATCCAATCCCTTACATCTTCTGGCTCAACTTCAACAGTAATGCCGTTTTTTCTAAGATATACCTCATAATCGAATGCTGCATATCTAGCGTGTGCCGAAAATGTTAGTTTGTTTTTTCGGGCATAGTTTTTTGATATTTTACAAAGATTATCTCTTACACCTCTTTGTTCCATTTTAGCGGTGTTCACTAGAATATAAGAGCATGGAAAGTTTTTCCTGATATAAAGGAAATTAGATAGGTTTCTGAACTCCAAAAAGCTCCATAGCATATCTTCGGCTTTAGATTCACCATAAATACCAACCATGTAATTTATGACATCTTCTCGGTAAACTTCGTCTAAAGCAAGATATTGCTTAATCTCTTTATATACCCATTCAGGGCTGTAATAAGTGTTTAGATAGTCTTTTATCATGACCCTATGTTTAGAATGTTAATACTGTTTTGTAATATGTTCTTTTTTATCAAACTGTCACCGATAGAGCTATCATATAGCATTATTTCGCCTGTGGTTAAATCTTCGTCTATTTGCTTATTATTATCGTTTGCAAGCTTATTAACGTAGTCTGTTGAACCGTAAACCTGTAAAGCAACATCAAATAAAGTTTGCTTATGTTGAACTATGTAATTTTCCATTATATCAAGCTTTTTGTTTCGTCTGTAATTTTTTCAGCTTCTACTATTGTTATATTAGCCTCACCTCCACTTTCTGAAATATCCATTGTGTCAATTCTCCAACCGTCCATAATAGCATTAGAAACGACATTAGCAGCTATATCCCGACTGTTTAGCACGCCGTCAAGTATTCTCATCATGCCAGCCCCAAGCGTTGGGAAACGTCTAAAATTACCCTTATCGGCGTTTATGATATTGCCTAATAATTGTTCTTTTTGCGGTGCGATTAGAATGTCTCCATTTGCGAACTGCAAAAGCCCCTCTTTTAGTTTAAAGTCTCCATATTCCATTAGTGCGTAAATTTATCGTTTTGTATTTCTTCTTTTGTGGTTGGTGTAATTGGTGTAATTATAGGAGCTAAGGCGTTTGTTATTAATGTGCCTAAAGATGCACCTGTTACGGGTGCAGTCCCTGTTGCTGTTGCGGCTGTTGCTAATGCTGTAAGCTGAATAACTATATCGTTTAATCTTGTTTCGCGTTCATTTATATTAGATGTCAATTCCACAACCTTAACAAGCCCCTCATTAACTCCATTTTGAAATATAATACCGTCAATCTCTGAGAATGTAGAAACAAAAGCGGTTACATTATCGGTAAATGTGATAATTATCATACTTCCTACTTTCGGTTTAATAAGTAATCCTAGTGAACTTTCGACTTGGTTAAGCCGAATATCTTCCATTATTGCACCATCCACAATTTCAGCTTTTACGGTCGCTTCTGAATCGTTTACAGATATAACTTTAGCCACCTTAGAGTAAAGCTGTTCGTTATCGAATGCTAATCTAGCAAACAATATTAAGGCACTCCTTAAATCTTCTTTATTATCTTGAAATTGCTTACTCATATGCTTATCCCTAAATCAATTGACTGCCTATAACCAACACCTTTTCCAAATGTTTTTGTTACTCCTACAATGCTAAATTTATTATCTTTTTCGCTTACATCCAAATCAATAACTTTTGCTATATCGCCATGTTTTACGGACGGAACGCCAAACATAACTATCGAGCCTTCTGCACCTGTAAAAGTTAAAGCTTTTAGTCTTATTTCTGCTAAAGTCTTTAATCTTGCTATGGTGAAATCAGATTGACCTCCTATATGAAATTCGTTAACAACGCCAGAAGTAGGTGCAACTTCATCATGAACAACCTTTTCGGGGTTCCCATCATAATAAGTGAAAATCTCGTTAATTTCACCTTTTCTGTTTATTGATTTAGCGTTTACAACGATTCTTTCTTGTTTTGGGTCTCGTAAAGAGTAACCGCTTGCATTTAATGGCAAATTCTTTTGAAAATGACATGTAACTGTTTTGTTTTCTGTTTTGTCGGCTTGCGCTCCTACTACTAAAACGCCACTTCTGAAATAACTATAAACTTTAAATTTATCCTGTAATTCAGCTAAAACATCTATTACAGTAGAGGTTTTAGTAATTGACCAATCGCCTATATAAGCGTCGAAAACCTCCATTTTGCCCGTATAAACAGCATCTAAAACTTTCTTAATAGTAGTAGCTTTCTGAATAATATCTTTGCCTACTGATTGCCTTTTTAAATTATAACTCTGGTCTTCACATTTTACAACGCAAAGTTTATCAGGTATCACATTTGAAACAAAACCCTCAAATTCTACTACTAAATCGGGGTCGTAACCTAGTTTAATTACAACTGGGCTGCCTTTTACGATTAACTCGCTTATTTTCTTATTTCTTTGGCTTAATCTGTTAGGAATGTAGATTTCGGCAGTGTCTGTAAAAGAATTACGACTAGATTTAATAGTAACATTAGTTACCAAAGGAACTTTTTTCCCGTCTATTAATATTTCATGTATTATTTGCTTATACATAATTAATTTACTTTTACGTCTGCTAAAGCGTTTAAAATCGCATCAGTTACGCTTCTACCTACGTTTTGAGCGCCTTCTTGTATGTTATTAGTAGAAAAGTTCTCAATCCCTTTTAGTTCGCCTATATTAACGTTAAAAGTATTAATATTACCAGAGACAACGCCCTCAGCTTTTAGTTTATCTAATTCACCTCCAAAATCAAGTGCTGGGGTTAATGTTGGTGAACCGCCGCCGCCTAATCCAAAGGGGTCGGCTTCATCTCCTGCACCTTTTAATTTAACGTAATTAGTTTGTGAAAGTCCTTTTAAAAGGCGTTCGTTTATTCTTATACTATCAGTTGTCTTTTTTAATGTTTTTCTACGGGCTTGGTCGCCTGCATGAAGTCGTAAAATATCTTTCTTGTATTGTTCGTCAGATAAAAAACCCATCATGTTTTGAGCCTTTTTATAAGATTTTACAATATTATCGAGCGTTCCTTCCCACTGAACGGACATACTATCACCCATTAACTTCCAACGTAATCCCATGCCGTCCCAAATCAATTCTAATGAAGTAGCTAATACTTTCCATTGCTTATCCCAACCCTCCATTTGAGTCATCAAGAAATGAATTGCAGCCGATCCAGCCGCTAACATCGTAATCAGTAAAAATATAGGGTTTGCATTCATTACAGCGTTTAAAACAACGAAAGCCGCCGATAAACCACCTAAAACAGATACAAATATCCCAACAGATGGTAATACTTGAGCAATTCTATTTTTGTATTTAAGCATTACGTCAATGGCCTTAATTGCACCGTCTAATAAAGGCACAAACAAATCTTTCATAGCCAAACCTAATTCACCCAAAAAGAATTGCCCTTTACCTAAAGCTGTGGAGAACTTACCAGACATGGTTTTAGACATCTTTTCTGTAAGATTATGAAAGCGACCACCTTCTCCTGTAGCAGATTTAAAAGCCTTAGTAACCATATCGGCAGAAATTTGACCTTTAGACATTTTGTCTTTTAAAACAGCCATCGAAACGCCTGTTTTTTCTGATATCTCTTGCAGAGGGTTAAAACCTGCATTAACTAACTGCAAAAGGTCTTGACCCATTAATTTCCCCGTTGCTTGTATTTGCGAAAACGCCAAAGTTACTAGCCTTAGTTTTTCGCTGTCACCAGCCGCAACATCCCCCAACATACCCAAAGTTCCCGTAACTGTTCCAGCTTTTTGACCGAAAGCCAAAAGAACCTGAGCATTTTTATTTACGTCTCGATTACTAAAGGGCGTGCTATTTGCAAATTCAGTAAGCTCTGAGAATAAAGCCTTTCCTTTTTCAGCACTTCCTGTCATTGTATTAAAAGCGACCTGAGTTTTCTCAATTTCTGAGCCGTATTTAAACATCGCACCAGCCGCTACTCCTGTAACTAAAGTAAGTTTTGTTAATACTGAGCCTGCGGCCTGTGCTTGTGTTTGAATGCCTTTTAAAGACATTTGCATTCTACGAGCAACACCCGAGACCCTATCTCTTAGGGCAATTATATAACTAACATCTGCCATTTTTGAACCTATTTACCGAAAGCTTTTCCTAAAGCTAATAAAACACCATCTTGAACGGCTACAGTTAGCCGTTTTTGCAAAAGAGCCATAGCAACATTTAATTGAGTAACATCGTTTTTCCACTCTTTTAAATTACTTGGCTCTTTTCCTAAAAATTCTAATAATAACATTGTTGATTCAACATCATTATTTAGTATGTCATCTAATTTTTTTTTTCTTCATTTTCGTCATCTTGTGGCATTTGCTCCAAAAACCATTTCCCAAGCTTATGAGTAGCCATTTTTCTAAGTCTAATCTTAGAACGTATAGCTTCGTCACCTTCATGCCAACCCATAAATAGGAGTTTATCCCCTACTTCTGACATGCTTAAACTCATTGTCTGGTCTTTTTCGTTGCCTTTTAAAGACATCAACGCCCCTTCACACTTCATATACAGCTTAAAATCCATTTTGATTCTAGCGGTTAAAGTGTTGTTGCCGTCTTTTAAAGAAAGTTCTATAGTCTCAAAGCGTTCATCTTTCAAGACATCTTCCCATGTAATCGTTTTTTTGTTGTTATCCATTTTCAGTTTATTTTAAAGTGATAATTTCAAATACGTTCCGAACATACAAGTAATACTTTCTGTTAGATTTTCATCTCCCTGAGCACCTGTAATGCCGTCATTTTCAAATTCAAATGATGTTAAAGTAATGATTTCTTTACCACCGTCTTCTTTTGCAAGTGTAAAGATTAAGATACCTGCTGGAACTTCTGTCAGTAATCCTGTTGGAGATAAT